CTGCTGGCAGCACGTCTCGCCGATGGGTCAAGGATTGGGCGCCGAACCCGTTGGATCATTTCGTCACGCCAGAAGAATCACCAGCTGATCCGGATGAAGAACAAGAGCGTGATCCTCCGCTTGATGAAGGGGATCTGGAATGAAAAGATGGATAAAACAGACTACCAATTTACTCCACCAGATCAATGCAAAGACTGTGACTTCATTCTTGCCACAGCGTATGAGGGGGATCGCACCGCACTTATTGAATGTACCAGTGAAAAGAAAATTAACCACAGAGGGCATCTTTGGTGGCCGTGGGAAGAATTATGTCCTTATAAAAAATCACTCAAGCTGGTGAAAATATAATGGGCGGCTTTGAGGATGGTGAACGCTACCGGGGCCAGCAGACGCAGCTTCCTTTAGAGGAACCAGATAAACCAAAAGAAGGAGACAAGCATGTCAGAAGAACCAAGACCCAAAAACCGAAGTGAACTCCGCGCCGAGGCTCGTAAACCGAAAGGCGGAGGCGTCAAGATCCCGAAGAAACATTGGTTGGATGTGCAGAATGGCAAAAGGCGCAGCTGACTTCTCTAAGTCATCCAAGACGGAAGAACAGTATACCCCCCCTGAATGGTGGCAGCGGGTCATTATGGTGATGGGCCGGATTGACGTTGACCCAGCAGCCGATCCGGACAAACGGGTTCTTGCGCAACACCATTTCACGAAAAACGAGGATGGGCTTAAGCAGCCATGGGAAGGCAAGGTATTCCTGAATCCGCCGTTCGGCCGGAGCGTCGGGACATGGTTCATCAAACTCAAGGAAGAGTTCAAGAAGGGCAATACCACCGAGGCAATCGTGCTGTGGAAGGCTGCCCTTGAAACCCGTGCCAACCGCACCCTGATCTCAATCCCTGAGTACCGGATATCTGCCGTGCCGTATGGCCGAGTATCGTTCTTATCAGGCGATCCATTGAGCCACCATGGTACCGGGGAGGTCGCTACGTTCACGCCAATCTTTCACTATTTCGGCCCGCACGAACAGAAATTCATGCGGATCTTCGGGGTACACTGCACACTCTGGCGGCCTATCCCGATAACATTTCACGGACATCAAAAGAACTTAACGGAGGAACAATGACACCAGACATTATCATTGGAGTGGGAACCGGGATCGGTCTGACCGGCCTTATCCTGATCGCCTGCTCAGTTGCGGCATTACTACTGACCATCAAGAAAGAGACCACCCGGCTGGATCATATCCTGTATCGGCTAATCGTACTGGGATTCCTTGCATTCGTGGTCGGAGTGATAATCTTTGTTGCGGGGCTGATCGTATGAAGGTCAAGGTACCGTGTTCGTTCTGCGGGACGGAGATTGAACGCAAGGAGAGCCAGATCGCCCGCAGTAAATCCGGGAATCTTTTTTGTAATAACGATTGCCGGATCGCCCATGAAAAGAAGTTCGGGAACTGTAACCGAGGCAAGAAGATTCAGCGCGGATGGAAGCGACCGGAGGCTATACCGGAGAGATTAAAGGCATCCACATGAAAGTATTGTTACAGGAGAAGAAATGGACGACGGCCACGTAAACTGTCCTCAGGGTCGGCGGGTAATCACTCGCAGAGCTGAACAGACGAAATGGCGCAAATCTGCTCGTTGGAAAAAGTTAGTAGAAGATCACGCCCGTTATCCTTACGCTGAATGTGCAGTCTGTCATCGGAAACATGGGCAGGTAATGACAGATCGAAAAGGGAATGTCAAGTACGACAAGAAAGGCAATGAAAAAAAGGTCGTACTGACGATCAATCATACTGATCGGATCTGTTACCTTGATGAAGAGTTGTACCTGACATGGAATCCGGCCCGCATGAGAGTGGAATGCCTGACATGCAACTGGATGTACGAACAGGGAAAAGTACCATGCCCCGAATGCCTGAAGAAAGGCATTGTCGTGTATATCAAATGGGATCAGGAATGTTGTGATACCTGCTTTTACGAGAAACATCCGGACATCCTCCAGCGGATCATTCAGAAGAGGGCCGAACAGGAGAAAGCCGATAAGGAGTACCGGGAGAAGCGGAACGCCAAGAACCGGGCACTCAAGCGAGAACATCCCTGCACGTATCACGGGATGGGGCAGAAATGCCGTATCCAGTTCCGTGGATGCCTGATCTGCCCATATGCGAAAACCAAGGCAAAGAACTGTCAGGGATTCAAGATCAAAAAAGGAGCGGTGAAGAAACCAGTTTTCAAGCAATCAGTTAAATTCGCTGCCTTCCTGTCATTCCCCTGTCGGTTCCGGCTGAAGGAACAGCATTGCGAGAAAGGCGGGATCTGCGGGTATTCCAAAGACAATTACCAGAAGTGCCGGCAAGCTCAGGAAAGACCGGCAAGGAGGAAATGATGGATGACACACAGCAGCAGATCGTTCCGGTACCGCCATGCCAGTATGCCCTGATCAAACGGTGCGCTAATGCCGGTGAAGCCGTTGATATGGCCCGGCAGAATCTCCGGACACACCCAAATGAAATTCTGGAGATCTGGCCGGTACCGGAATCAGAAGAACGGATCGTAGTAAGAGAACTCATGGAGGAAAAACATGATCATTAACTTTGAATGGGATGGCAAGAAACCCCTCTATCTTGTCAGTGGGGAGGACATCGAATTTGACGGATCAAAGATTGGAAAGATTCGGATCGTCGCTTGTGGGGCGTGTGAAATTCATGCGGTTGACAAAGAGGAAAAAGGATGAGCATCAACAGTAACTTCGGAATCCCTGATGATCGTGCCAAGGAGATCACGAAAGAGTATTCGCGGATTATCAAACCAGTCTTTGACGCTGGCAAGATGTCCGGCTCTGCGGCCCTTGACATCATCATGGACATGAATCTGACTGATGAAGAACGCACATGGCTGGCCTATCATGTCGGCGGCATCAATGCCATGATCCTCTACGGGAAGACCAAGGGGAAGAAGATTATCATTAACTGGTGAGCCATGAACGAGTACCACTCCAAAGCCGCTGGGTGTATCTATCGCGGTAAAGAGGGAATGGTAATCAGGGGCGTCCGGCTCTGTGCGATCGCTGATTCTATCGGGGATTGTGAAGAACTACGCAGGAAAGGACTATGCAAGCGAGGTTTTAACCGATGAAACGATGCGGCAATTGTGCCAGATCGGCATTCATATGGAAATGCTGGCCGCCTTTCTGGTGGTGCAGCAAAGAGGGTAAAATAACGATCTGGAAACGGATATTGGTTATTATGGATGGGTGCAATTATTGGTGGAAACGCTGACTGTAACAATCCCCATACCTTTAAGCAATACCTTTAAGCCATTGCATGAATGAATTAATTTAATCAATCAATCTAAGCCGGTGAAGCACCTGTTGGTTCGGTGCGTCCAGCCTGTAGAATCCCACGATGCGGTGATCACGTAAACCTCCGGGCGACGGGTCGGGGATTCGGGAAACTGGAAGGGCGCAGGTTCGATTCCTGCCGTCGGCTTTCCCCCGACAAACAAAATGCCGGAGCGGGGTACGGCCGTGGATTACTGCGTGTTTACCACGTTAAAAAAGACACGCGCAAAGAGTCCGTAGGGGCAATCCTGTTCCGATGGGATTAGGCTTCGGGTCGCTTGGGACGCCAAGATAGATGGGGGTTAAACTCCCCCGACGGACAAACCAATGCCCCCATAGCATAACTGAAAATGCGCTCACGGTTTGGCCACCGGAGAGAAAGCCCGTTCAACTCGGGTGCGGGGCGTGGGGCTCTGCTTGGGTCTGGTGCCGCTTCACCGGATCAGCATCCTCTCTAAAAGTGCAACCGTGAAAAAGTGATCTAATTAGGTCAGATGCTCCCTTAAATGGGCGCGGGTTCAACTCCCGCCGGTTGCATCCCGTACTGTTTTCAGAATACCGTCAGGCAGCAGTCCCTCCGTGGCGGCTTGGTGGTGATAAAATCTACCCTGAGAGGTGGTTTTCCGGAGTACTGAAATTGCACAGAATTTTCACACCCTGCTGGGAGACCGGCAGGACAGGGTCGCGGTGGGAAAGCGGTCTATTCCCCGGAGGCATCCGGTTCGCAGGTTCGACTCCTGCCCGCGACATTACCAGTCTGGATATTTTTTGTAACAAACCCACCCATACCTTTATCTCGCAGGCTGTAACAATCTTTAAACATGGTTAGGGAAATCCCAAAAGATGGAAAAGTTTGGAGACTCACGAAAGAATCGTGGGATACCCTGCGGCCTTTTGACACTGACCCCAACGAGGGCATAAGAAAGATGCAAGCGCGGATCGCTGAGCTGGAGAACCGGAAGATCCCTGCTCCAGTACAGCAGGCACAGGCCGCGCACGGCTGTAACTTTGACGACAAGAAGATCAGGAATATCGTGAGGGAAGAGATGGAGGGCGTGATCGCGCCGTTCACTGGGGGCTAAGGTCAAAGATCATGGAAATCACTATAAGAAAACCCGGACGAATGGCTAACAAACCCATGACGCTTGATCCCTATCTGGAGATCCTGCGCGAGCATGTTACAGGCGATAAGAAAGCCAGTGTCCGGGCGTACTGCCGGAAGAAACTCAAGAGACTTACGGAAGATCATGCCTCCAAGAAAACCAAAAAGTCAAGGGCAGCCGGCATCCCCGGCAAACCCACACCCGCCTGATTCTTCCCCAAACAATCTTTTTCAATGGTGAACTATGCCGAGAACAAAGCAGTTATCAAACGAAGTCCTTGCAATTTTAAGTACTGCAACGATTGAAGGGAACACGGTAATCCTGACCTGCGGGCAACTGGATCGCAAAATGTACCAAGACGTGAACGACGCTTTAACGGCTCTTGGTGGGAAATGGAACCGGAAAGCGAAGGGGCACGTATTCACGGAAGACCCCAAAGAGAAGATTGATAATGCTATCCTGACCGGAGAAGTCACGCCGCCATCCAAGAACGGATACTTCCCCACACCGAAAGAGATCGTGGATCAGCTGATTGACTATGCCGGTGTTACCGCTGGGGATAAGGTCTTGGAGCCGTCAGCCGGTCGCGGAAACATCTCATCAGAACTCGTGCGGCGTGGTGCTACTGTCCATGCCTGTGAACTCCTGCCGGATAACCGTGCCGCTCTCCTCTCTCCCTGTTACCCCAAAATCCACCTTTACGACGAACCGGACTTCATGAAACTCCAGACGGAAGACCGATTTGATGCAGTCGTGATGAATCCCCCCTTCGAGAAACAGCAGGATATTGATCATGTCCTGAAAGCGTATTCGCTCCTGAAAACCGGTTGTCGGCTCGCTTCTGTCATGTCAGCAGGGATAACGTTCCGGAATGATAAAAAGGCCGTGTCGTTCCGGGAACTGATTGATCGCGTTGGCGGGGAGATTATACCCCTTCCTGAAGGTGCATTCAAGGAATCCGGTACGATGGTCAGAGCAGTGATCGTTGTGCTGCCGAAAGAGGAATGATAATGTCACAAGGTAAATTCCGAAAAATCCCTATCACAACTCTTTTACCGGACGAGAAGAACCCGAGGAAAGCGTTACAGCCGGCGGATGCGGAATACGGGAAGATCAAGACCAGTATTGAACAGTTCCAGTTTCTTGATCCGATCATCTACAATACCCGCACCCTGAAGATCGTGGGTGGACATCAGAGACTTCGTATCCTGAAAGATACTGGTGTTACAGACCTGTTCACATTATCATTAGGCGCATACTCGTGGGCATTCTCACAGTCGGATCTCAAGGAACTCTCACCCGCAATGGAGACGGCAGCCAATATCGCACTGAACAAAGCATCAGGGGATTGGGATAATGAGAAGTTAGTTGAAGCCCTGAACGGGATTAAGCTAGATGGCCTCGATATCTCCATCACGGGATTCGGCGAGAAGGAACTTGTCACCTTCATGGCAGAAATTCCAGAATCAGAAAAAGAATATGATGAATCAATTGCAGATGATGTAGAAATGATAACCTGCCCTTATTGTGGAAAGGAGTTTCCCAAATGAGTTTTACAGTAATTTCCCTTTTTGCTGGATGCGGGGGTTCATCCACTGGGTACGTTATGGCTGGGGGAAAAGTTCTCCTTGCAGTTGAATGGGATGATAACGCAGTTGCCACTTATAAAGCAAACTATCCGGACACCCCCGTTTATCATGGTGATATTGGGAAACTCACAATAGATGAAATCCTGAAGACAACTGGATTAAAACCGGGAGAACTGGATATTTTAGACGGTTCACCCCCCTGTCAGGGATTCAGTACAGCCGGAAAACGGGATTTCTGTGATACAAGGAACCAACTATTCCGTGAATATGTTCGGATCTTACAGGGACTTAAACCGAAAGTCTTTGTAATGGAGAATGTTTCTGGCATGGTAAAAGGCAAAATGAAACTCATTTTCGCCGAAATCCTACGAGAACTTAAAGGATCGGGATACCGGGTAAAAGCCCGGTTGATGAATGCCATGTATTATGGTGTTCCACAATCCCGGCAGAGAATGATCTTTGTTGGGGTTAGGGAGGATTTGGGTATTGAACCAAGTCACCCGAATCCACAAACCCCCCCAATCCCCGTTAAAATATGTCCGATTAAGGGAGATACGCCGCTATTACAAGGGGTGGAACTTGAACGATTTAACCACATCCCCCCGGGTGGAAATTATCAGAATCTTCCAAAGAGATTACTTAACGGATCTGCAAAATATTCAAACTTTCATCGGAGATTGCACCCGAACAAACCTTCATACACAATCGGGAAAGAGGAGCACTTCTCATCGGGGCGGTTTTATCATTGGAGCGAACCTCGCAGAGTGTCTGATAAAGAACTTCAATGGATTCAGTCATATCCATCAGATTATATTTTCATCGGAAATAGTCACCAAATACATGAACGGATTGGCAACTCCGTTCCCCCATTATTGACAAAGGCGGTTGCAGAACATATCAACAAAAACATATTACAGCGCTATAAGGATGTAACCGGCAAGGATCCGGTACTGGTGACGGAATGACAAATCAACAGCAAGGCCCGACGCTCTCAGACAGCAAGGGAGAACAGCGGATCCGGAAACTCCAAGAACGCAGTCGGCATATAGACGAGCAGATGCGGGAACTGGCGGATAAGAAAGAGATCATTGAGCATGAGATCCAGCAGATCAGGAAGGAAATGGAATGATATATGAATGGAAATCCTTGGCAAATGCGATTATCCATGACGGTTTTGATCCCCGACCTATCAGGATAGTATGGCGCTGTGATAAATGCGGGTGCGAATGGTTCCACATGGCATATCAGCGGAAAGACATCATGGACGAGGGCCGGACGGCACTATCGATCTATATCGTTCACTGTCCGGAATGTGGTGCACGAGAGATGGAAGTAATCGGCACGTATCACCTTCCTGATGTTATGCCCGGTACAATCCTCTCATTTATCGGACACTTCATGATGTTCTGGACATATATGGTCTCAAAAGCCAACCGCGTACTTGGTGTGAAATATCCCGAAGATTCCGAATTGTTACAGTCGTGAGGATACTTGAAAATGCCAGAACCGTGGGAACGCCAGCCGGAAGAGACCAATAAAGCATGGAACGCCTTTCGTATTTACCGCGATATGGATCCGGCTGAACGGTCAACGGAGAAAGTGCGGAAAGTTATCGGCTGTAACACTGCCCGGCATCTTGAAACGTGGTCATCGCAGTATAACTGGGTATCCCGGGCCGGTGCCTACGACGCTCACATGGACGAACTCAAGCGGAACCAGCGGGAACGGGAGAGGCTGGCGGCATCCGAGCGGCGGATCCAGTTAGCCAAGAACATGCAGCTGGTGGGGGGAGCCAAGATACAGGAGATCGGCAAGAAGATTCAGGATGCGCTATCGAAGGGCGAGGCGTTACCCGCGATATCCCTCAAGGACGCAGCGGCCCTGATTGACGCCGGGGTCAAGTTGGAACGTCTGGAAGCGGGCCTGACCACGGGCAATACCGGACTGATGGACCCCGCGGGCGGCCCCGTGAAGGTCGTGCATACCTACGTGCTGGTGGATGGCGTGAAGCCTCCGATGAAAGAGATTCCGGCCCCGCAGGAAGCCGCGATTAACGAAACGACCGGACGATCTTTGAGATTGAAGCGGAAGGAATCCCAAAATGACACTTGAACTGAATAAGATATACTGCGGGGATTGTCTGGATCTCATGCGGGAGATGCCGGATAAGAGCGTGGATCTTACGGTGACTTCTCCCCCGTATGACAACTTGCGGGAATACAAAGGGTATGCGTTTGACTTTGAAGGTATTGCCAAAGAGTTATTCCGCATCACGAAAGACGGCGGGGTTGTTGTCTGGGTTGTCGGGGATGCCACAATAAACGGAAGCGAGTCTGGCACATCATTTAAGCAGGCGCTTTATTTCAAAGAGATCGGATTTAATCTGCATGATACGATGATATATGAAAAGGAA